ACAGCGAGCAATCTCTTTCATCAGTTCAACAGTAGGAGTTTTTTCATACTGTTGCTTTGCCTTGATCATCTTTTTCTTGAAGACCACACGACTGTCATACATCTTCTGCATCATCTCAGGAAGAAACCCATGTTTGTCCTTACAATACTGTGCTCCATTTGCACACACAGAAAACTCACCGTCAATCTCTACCTGTTTTTCAAGGATCTTATCAACCGTAACCGCTGGATGTCTGGTGTCCTGTAAAGTCTCTGGTGAGATGTTGTACTGCATAATAAGATGGGGATACAGACTATTAAGGTCAAAAGAAACCACCCAATCATAGAATCCAGGAATCGGTTCTTTAACATAAGCACCTGCATATTTCTCAGTTTTAGTAGCACTCTCCTTCTTAGGAGGAATTGCAATCTTACGTTTATTTAATTCATTATAGATGTAGTTATCCCACATGCGAACCTGACTGAACACATCCTCATAGTTTACCTTGGCATCATATGCCATAGTGTAGGCTAGTTCAATCAATTTCATCTTGTCATCTAGTTTATCAACTAGACGAACGTCATGAATGTTATAATCAATAAATTTTTGCCAGTCATTTTCATAGAACTCTTTGAACGTATCATACTCAGAGTGATCTAGTTTCTTCTCACCAAGTTCTACATTACAAATATGATCAAGGCGATATGATTCCTGATTAGTATAAGTAAATTTTTTATACAACTCAAGATAATCAAGAGTAGAAATACCAAGAGTATCAATGGCAAATTGTTTTCTACCTTTGATGTAAATTTCACGAGTAGAAACAAGTTTCCATGGTGACAAAAGTTTCACAAACTTTTCACCAAGTATTCTTTCAATACGATTACGGATGTATGGCATATCAAACAACTGCACATTCCATCCTGTAATTACATCAGGATAATTTGCCTGCCAGTAATCAAGGAAAGCACCCATCATGCTTTCTTCAGATCTGAAGTGCATGTAATCTACTAGAGGATCATCAGTTTCATATGGTCTTGCACCAAATACAGTGATGCGACCAGAGAAACTATCCTTAATACTGATAGCAAGGATCTCCTGATCTGCTGATTCAATATCAGGAAAACCATTCTCAGCAGCAGTTTCAATGTCAATATTAAAGACACGGATCTTAGTGCTGTCAAACTTTACTTGATCTTCTGGATGTTGTTCTGCAATGTATTGATATAAGAAACGAGAGTTACCATAGATGTCAAAGTCAGGAACCTCTTTATATTGTTTGATAAATTCACGAGCTTCTTGGATAGAACCAAACTTATGTGGTTCCACACAATCACCCTCAAGTGTACGCCATTCTGAATAATTTTTACTAGGCAAAAACAGCGTGGGATTAAAAGGAACCCTCACGCTGTATCTGTTGCCATTCTCATAACCACGTACAAGCAGACGGTTGCCTGCTTGTTCAACACTTGTGTAAAAATTCATTCAAGACATTCAATATAACGAGCAAGAATTGACTTGCTTGGATTGGTCACTACTAATAAGTCGGAAGATCTGACATTGAACTCTCGTTCGGATGACTGCTCTGCCCATTGAGTTAGTTGACCTTCATAGTCTACCAGATAAGGTTCAATTAGCCAAACATCTGGGTCACCAGGTAAAGTGTCTCCCTCTACTGGTTCAATCTGAGCGACGATCCACTCATTCTGCAGTTTCAGCAGGTTCGCTGTTATCTCCATTAGGTTTTTCCTCAAAGTAAATTTGATCGTCAGTTAGTCCGAGTTCACGAAGTCTAGCTGCAAAATTGTCAAGAATATTATTGTCAGGAAATACCACACTAATAATATGCTCACCACCCATGCGATGTTCTTCTACTGGAGAGAAAGGACACCATCGTGCATAGTTGATAGGAATAGTTCCATCTTTGTTCTCTTCTCCAAGAGTCAAAGTATATGGATACAACATACGATATCCAACTACTTTGTTGTCGTCATCGCGAACATCACCAAAGATACACAAAACATTGTCACCTGTAGTAAGGTTGACAATACGAACATTATGGTTCGTCTTCAAACTCATTTGTTCAATTTGTTCCGCCATTTTCTAATTCCTTTTTTTCAGTAAGTTTTTGTTGCCAAGCATTTTCCAAACCTGGTTCTGGTTGGCTAATAGTCATAACACAATCATATGGAATTTTAAATTGCCAATCGGGAGAGTAAGGATTCCACTTACTAAATCTGACTTGATATTCCATACCATGTTGCTCTGTTAGATATTGTGGTTGACCACCATCTAAGTTGAGAATATATGGATCTTCCATGAGAAGACAGACTCCTTTCTTGTCGTCTCCTTCACCATCAAAAATCTCTTTCAACTCAGTGATAATGCGATCACCCGTTTTCATAGTTACGATTGATACTGCCATAGTTTCCGTGAGTTAGCCTTAATTGTAGCATCAAAAAAGGGCACCGTCAAGTGCCCGTCTTGATTTAGAAATGTTTCTTCCGTTTCTGTTTATCTGGTAGTTCTTTCTTCAATGTAATGGATAGTAAACCATCTGCAAAGTCTACACTCTCAACCTCTACATCATCTCCCATTTGCCAGTTACGTGAGAAAGTTCTAAATGAAATTCCTTTGTGTGCATACTCCTTTTTGTCTTCTGGTGATTTGCGAGCAGAGACTGTTAGAACATTCCGTTCTGTCTCCACTTCAATATCTCCTCTTGAAAATCCTGCAAGAGCGAGTTCCAATACGGTTCTACCATCAGATCCATTAACGACATTGTGTGGAGGATAATTATCTCTTGTTCCTGCAAGAGCTTCAAGTCTGCTGAATGTTTCATCAAATCCTAATGTGAATGGAGTATATGTTTCCCAATTAAATGTTACCATTGTCCTATAAAAAAGCGACGTTTACATGTGACCCGTTAGGCATCACAATACTATTTTATAATAGAAACAGTAAAAACAGAGGGTGTAAGAACCCTCTGTATGATTACGGTTTACTCGCCTTCTTGCTTTTTACGACCAATGTTGTATTTACTTTCAAGAGTCCATTCTCCTTTCTCCTTAAAAGATAATACTTTAATTTGATTCAGAGGAGCTGGATCAGAAATTTTTTGTTGACTGATTGTTGAAATACTAACAAGACCCCAATCAACCAAGAGTTGTACAATTCTATTACGACGTTGTACATCATTAACAGAGAGATTTGTTTTCTTTCCGTCTAGAGCGAATAGCTCTTTAAAGTGTACGATAAAATACTTTCCTTGCTTATGCAAGATATGACAAGATTGATAGATCTTTCTTTCTTTGCGTGATGCTACACCAATTCTTGTTAGTGTTTCTCTCACTTTGAGGAAGTCATCTGGTTCATTTAGAACCACCTCTACCATATCAGTTTGTTTCCACTGGATCTCGGTCTCACCCATTTTTACCACCTTTGCTCAATGATTTTTGAATATTATCTAATTGATCCTTGGTGAGAATCCTGAGTGCCTGTAGAGCTTTATCGTCATTATAACCATAATACTCTTTTACTACGTCAAGATAATCAATAGAATCTTTTCGTGTCCAAGGAGAGAAACGCTTCCTTGGCTTCACACTATTTATCAAAAAATCATATTGCATCTTGTTTGTGAGATGTGGATTTTTATTCATCTCATTAGCAAACAATACGGTATCAGTAAAGGAACTCAGACACCTGTTAATAATATATGGAGGATACTTTTTCTGCGCATCAGGATCATCATCAAGAATGTTCTTCTTGGATTGATTGATGCTGTAGAGGTAGTCTTTCAGTTGGTACATTGTCGTTCCAGTGTCTTATGTTTCCTGCAATAATAAAACAGTTAGTGACTACTAACTGTATAAAAATAAGAGTTCTGATGATAGCAATAAAATCTGCTTCTCTATCATCTTTACCCGATTTGTCACCTAGTGCCTTCGCCCAGATTCTCCATAGTTTAGAACTTAGCATTTACTCCAACGATGGTTGCGTCAGGATTACGAGCAAGAGCAACTTTACGTGCATCCTGATAATCTGTAGCAATCACTTCTTCAGTAAATACTGTTCCTGCTTTAAATAATTTAACTTGACATTTCATAATTAATAGTTGTAAAGAACAAGCTCTTTTCTAGATGCCTGATCTATATTATAACTCCCCACAGACCGCATGGTGTAAGTGTGTGCAAATTCTGCAACTGTCCACCCGTCAAAACGATCTTTGATAATTTGATCAGAGTTATAAGAGACTAACTGACGACCTGCATATCTATCACATTGGATAGCAAACTCATCATGATTGAATCCTTTATGCATGTTTCCTTTTTTACCATACAGATTTGATTTGATCTCATATGGAGGATCAAGATAAACGAAAACATTTCTATCATCAGTAAGAAGTTGTTCGTATGATGAGTTAGTAAACTTCCAATCTGCAATCAGTTCTTGATAACCAGTTAACTTTTCAATACCATTGATAGAGAAGTTGGAGTCACTTGCTTGTTTTGAAAAGGAACTTGATTCTGTAAGACCTGAGAAACTACACTTATTGACAACATAGAAAGAAACAGCACGCTGAATATTCTCAGTCTCACTGGTATCTTTTTCAAGGTAAGCTTTACTGTCCAGAAAAAGTTGTTTAGCGGTAACGGGGTCAGGGTGCCTTTCTTTAAGTTGGAGCAGGATGTTCTTAACTTCATTTCCGTTGTCTTGGATTTCTCTCCAGAAATTGTACAGTGGTTCGTAAAGATCGTTTACCCAGATCTTCAAGTGAGGATATCTTTTAGTAACTTCAATAGCTACGCTACCACCACCTAAGAATGGTTCACGATACTCTGTGTAAGTTGACAGATCAGGAATAAATTGAAATAGTTTACTTAGAGCACGAGACTTACCGCCAGGATATCTGAGTGGTGTCTTATACGATTTCATCTGCTGCATTGTATTTTAGATATTCTCTAAAGGTTAACTTTAGTTGTTTGATTGTCATGCCACAGTGTTCTGCAGCAGTAGGTAGATTCATTG